ACACAAAGGCGTCCAAAAATGAATTCAATCTTGCAAAACCAAGTCCAGCTGGCTCCAGGTTTTACCAAGAGAAGCCTACGTAGGTATGACTGTGAACTCTTTGGAGTCCACCTCCCAGCATTCTCAGTTAGAAAAATGGGGTCTGGACTGGTCGTGGATTTGTCACTGGATACTCTAGATCCTAACTCAACAATAGGGTCAACATTGACCCAAGATGTTATTGTTGAGGCAGGGAATATCATGAACTTCATCCATAACTTCACTTTTGGACACCTTGCTGGAGTCACTGATGAACCCTTTGCTAAGAAGTTTCCTATCATGAATGATGGCTTTGATCACATGACCCCTGATTTGATTGTTGAAACTCCTGCAGGTGGAGTTTTTGTGATTGAGTTTACCACTAACAGAGGGAACTCTGCTCAAGCAGAAGCCTCTGCAATGGCTAAGTTTGGGAAATACGAAATTGCTTGTGAGGTCAGGTCTTCTACTAGGCCAGTGAGTCTAAGTGTCATAAGTGCTCACAGAAGAGGGGTTGTGAGCAACTTAGAGCTGGAAACTGCAGAAGTTGATGAAATTGTTTTCAGGTTCAGACTGGCTGTGGCTATCTTTGAAGAATTCAAGATGATTCTACCCAGCCTAGATTCATCTGACGAGGAGACCACTAGAGTGGAAAATGAGGTTAAGGGAATTTTGGCATCCATCAATATGAATTGGCAAGCAACTGAAGAGTCCTTCCCGCACTTTAAGGAGAAAGTTTTCTCCGTGTTTAGGAACTCCCTGATAGATGAGGATTACATCTCAACCATTATCTCTAAATCCTTGACAGAATGCCAGGAAGAGATGAAGACCTCTGCCTTCCTAGAAGATGGACAGAGTTTTGAAGAGAGGTGTGCAAGAAATCACAATGAAGCGGTCTTAGAAGTGGAGAAGGCTAAATCAGCATTCTATAGAGAAGGAAGGATGAGGAGCATCTATGATTCTAAAGCAACAGTCCAAATCCCTGGATGGGTCACTTACCCTGGTGCTGAAGGTAAAGGGCTAGAGAGCCTGCAGCAATTGGATGTCTTTGGTGATCACCCGATGTGTACAATCTGGCAGAAGGTATGCCTTGCTGCAGACTCGGAAACCATAGATAGAATGTTTGATGATGTTGATGGTGAACTGGAATTTGCCTTAAGCGGGACCCCAGATTATCAGGATCGCAAGCCTGATAGAGCTGATGAGAGGAATAGATACCATAGGGTTAGAATTGATCTGTCAAGGGAAGAGGAAGAGTATGTTGCCTCCTTTGGAGTGTGTGGGAAGTCTCATAAAGATGATAGCTTTGTGAAGGAAGCTAGAGACAGATCAAAACTCTGTTTCCGACCTGATCACTCAATCGAAGACTTAGAGAATTTCTTGTACTCACGGGACAATTCCATTTTTGCTGAATCATTCTGCTTGTACAGCCCCTTGACAGAGGATGTTGACCTGAGAAGGATGGCTCATAAGATCCACCAGCCAAAATTACTAGTAGAGAAAGGAGAAAATGAGATGCTGAGTGCACACATCAAATTCATGAATAGCCCTATAGGATCATGGTCCCAAATGGTGTCTTTGATAGGGGCTGAGCTATCAGCGTCTGTGAAGCAACATGTTAAACCAAAATACTTTGTGATAAAAAGGCTAATGGGCTCAGACATATTTTTACTAATTAAACCTACCTCATCAAAGAGTCACATCTTTGTGTCATTTGCAGTGAAGAAATCAGCTCTCCAAGGACTGCTCTGGGCAGACGGAGTATTTAAGAGTTATATAGATTCAGGTGACTTGTTTGTGACAGACTTCGTCTCCTATAGACTCAGTAAGTTGACAAACTTATGCAAATGCAACTCTCTGCTAGAATGCTCATCTGCATTCTGGACAGAATGCTTTGGCGGCTTCCCATGGGAGCTCACAGAGTTTCTGAGTGGGTCAGATGTTAGTGGGCTTGAAGCTGCCTTTATGACTAAAATGTCTCTCCTGACACTCATGGAGGACAAGGCAACTACAGAGGAGATGCAGACTATCATGAGATACATCATGATGGAAGGCTTTGTGTCTCAGCCTGAGATACCAAAGCCACATAAAATGTGCTCTAAATTCCCTAAAGTCCTTAGGACTGAGCTGCAGGTCTTCCTATTAAAGAGGCTGGGATTATCAATTTCAGAGGTTGCTAAAAACCCATTCCGCTTGCAGAAGAAGGATGGCTCAATAACTTGGGGCAACTTGTTTAATCCCCTGTCAGGAAGACCTGTGAGAGATCTCCAGCCTCTAATCAGTGCCTGCTACAATGGATACTTTAAGAATAAAGAGGAAGAAACAGAACCCTCAGCTCTCTCCAAAATGTACAAGAAGATCATAGAGCTAGAATCTGCAAAGCCTGACACTGATGAGAATTTAGGACTTGGTGATCCTTATCACCCATCGACCCATGAATTCAGTAGGAGCTATCTAAAAAGGTGCTGTGAGCATGGTTTGAATCTACTAAAGAGACAGTATGGTCAGAACGTGCTTGATCAAATTGATTCTCAGATATTGAGGGAAGTGAGCTCTTTGACTCTAGAGAGGCTAGCAACACTCAAAGCGACAAGTAAGTTTGATGAAGGCTGGTATGTTTTCAAAGATGTGGCTGACAAGAACTACACCAGGGATAAGCTAATTGTCAGAATGTCAGAGTTTGCTTCTGAAGGGAAAACCCTGGCCATAGAGAAGTTTGAGGAGTGTATGAGCAGGATAGAAAGTAGAGGAGCAATGCACATCTGCCTTTTCAAGAAACAACAACACGGTGGTTTAAGAGAAATCTATGTGTTAGGAGCAGAAGAGAGGATTGTGCAGTGTCTAGTGGAAGCAATAGCAAAGACCATAGGAAAGTTCTTTGCATCTGACACTCTCTGTAACCCTCCTAATAAAATGAAGATACCTGAGAGCCACGGGTCTAGAGCAAGAAAGCACTGTGGTGGTCCGATTTGGACAACAGCCACCTCTGATGATGCAAAGAAATGGAACCAGGGGCATTTCACACTGAAGTTTGCTCTGATGCTATGCGAATTCACTCGACCTAGATGGTGGCCGATCATCATACGGGGTTGTTCAATGTTTACTAAGAAGAGAATGATGATGAACCTGCGATACCTCTCAATTTTGCATGGGCATAGAGAATTAAATGTTGATGATGAGTTTGTGATGACCTTGTTCTCTGCATATCATGGGGAACAATCAGTCCCCTGGATGAGTGAAGGCAGGACATATCTAGAGACCACAACTGGGATGATGCAAGGAATACTACACTTCACTTCCTCCTTGCTTCACACTCTCCATCAAGAGTTTATAAGATCTCTCAGCTTCAAAATATTCAATATGAGAGTGCATCCTGAGATGAGTACTAGAATAGTGTGTGACATGATGCAGGGCTCAGATGATAGTAGCATGCTGATCAGCTTCCCTGCTGAGAATGAGTCTTTACTTATTCGATGCAAAGTTGCAGCAGCTCTCTGTTTCAGAATGAAAAAGAAGTTAGGGGTGTTCCTGGCAATATACCCGTCTGAGAAGTCCACCTCAAACACAGACTTTGCTATGGAATACAATTCAGAATTCTTTTTCCACACCAGACATGTGAGACCAACAATAAGATGGATTGCAGCTTGTTGTAGTTTGCCAGAAGTAGAAACTCTTGTTGCTAGACAGGAGGAAGCCTCAAACCTAATGACATCAGTTCCAGAAGGAGGTGGTTCCTTCTCTCTTGCGGCTATGGTGCAGCAAGCTCAATGCACTCTTCATTATATGCTGATGGGCATGGGAATGTCAAGACTTTTCCCAGTTTTTTCAAGAGAAATCCAGAAGTGGATGGACCCGGGGTTAGGTTTCTTCTTATTTGACAATCCATTCTGTGCAGGGCTTGGGGGATTCAGATTTAACCTTTACAAGGCTATAATGAGAACAGAACTGAAAGTGATCTACACATACTTCATGAAAAACATCAGGGATAGAGACACTGAGGATTGGGATGATGCCACAGCTCAGATCCCTGAGACATGCAGTGTCAGCCCAGGTGGGGCTATTGTCATGAGTTCATCTCTGAAGTGGGGCTCAAAGCAAAAATTTGACAAACTTAGAGATAGGCTTAATATTCCTTGTGACTGGATTGAGAGGATAAATGAAATCCCAGATGTTCTTTACAGAGCCCCAAGATCAGGAGAAGAAATAATACTAAGAATAGCAGAGAAGGTCCACAGCCCTGGGGTTGTCTCATCATTATCATCAGGTAATGCTGTATGCAAAGTAATTGCATCATCGGTATACTTTCTATCAGCTGCAATCTTCCAGGACTCGGGAAAACAAGAGGGGAAAGTCCTTCCCGGAGAAAAATACAGCTTGCTTAGGAAAATGGCAGCATACGAAGGATTCAGGAATGTTGATAGAATGCACCCAGACGACATCTTGTTTTTGTTCCCTAATGTTGAGGAACTGGAAGCCTTAGATGCTATAGTGGGGAATAGGGGTGAGATCGAAGTCATACGCAGAATGGGGTTGAGGGAAGCAACACAGACAAGGGTTGTAGTTTTTGATCACTCGCAGACTTCCAGGGCATCACCTGAGAAATTAGTTTCAGATAAGTGGTTTGGGACACAGAAGAGCAAGATTGGCAGAACAATGCTGGAAAATGAGTGGGCAAGACTTAAAAGAACAATCCGTTGGCTAGATGACACACCTGAAGAAACACTCAAACGGACTCCCCTGCAGAACCACATACAGATTAGAAATTTCTTTGCAAGATTAGAGGGAAGGAGCCGGACTGTGAGAGTCACAGGGGCCCCTGTCAAGAAGAGATCTGGTATAAGCAAACTCTCACTAGTTATCAGAGATAACTTTTGTAGAAATGGCTTTCTCAAGGGAATTGAGGATGTGAGTGGCAGCAGTAGAGCAGTCACAGCAGAAGCTCTCAAGCATACTCTATTCTGCATCCTGCAAGGTCCATATCCTGAAGAATACAAACTGCAATATACACAGAGGGTATTATTGTCTTTTGGCCAGATAGACATAAAGCCAGGGGATGGTAAAACTAAAAGCAACCTCCTTGCAATCATGCAGAAATTCATGAATAATGATGATGATTTGCCAAGAGTCATAGAGGAGGTGGGTGCAGGAATCATTGGTGGTTTCATTAGAGCCCAGAAGTCTGAACGACGAAAAGGGCAAATCACATACTATGGGGAAGGTTCTTGGAGAGGGGTTATGGATGGTGTGCAAATCCAGATTGATATTTACAATAAACCAGGTGAAATACCTCAAATCACGTCAGTGACCATGAAGGATCCTCAAAGCCCTTGGGACTTGGGGCCTAGCATAAGATCCTGGGCTGAAGATGTAGGAGTTTCCAACTCTCTGGATTTCGCAGCCAAATGTACCCCTGGTGCACGATATTGGATAACAGGATTTAAGGTTTTTGGTCCGAGTCACCCTTATGGGGCCCCTGTTTATGTCATCTCAACGAGCATGACAAGAATAGTTAATCTGGAGACTAGGGACATCAAAATGAAAATTAGGAATCACACTATCAATCTTTACACTAAGAGTGGGTATAGAGGTGGAGACATGCATATCACATCATACACTTCAGGAGACTCTGACTTGAGCCCTGAAAGTCTGAAAGCTCTCTCCCCTTCAGAGAGAGAAGTTGCCCTCAGCTGTTTTGCCAAAGAACCTAGTAATAGCTGGGTAATGTGCAATCCAATCCCGGAGGCCTTAATTGAGGCAGTATTAGGAATAGTTGGTGGGGAGAGATCCATCCCCAGTATTGATCCTGTGCGACTTTCTGAAATAATTCAAAAGTGTACCGAGGCATCAGTCAGGCAGAAGGTTGGAACCTTGTTTAACACAGTAATTTCTGTTGAAGAGAGTGACTGCAGGACTAACATTGATGACATTATAGACATAATTATAGAAGACACAAACACAATCAGCTTTGAGACTATTGCTCAACAGATGAGCTCTGATATGGGAGACACCTTAACTTCTCCTGAGTTTGACAATAGTGATGTCAACTTGTTTGGACCTGCTCATTATAAGGAGATAAGTGGGTTAGCAATGATATCACACCCGCTGATGGATTCCTTTGTGGACCATGTAGTGGAGAGAATGGGAAGAAGCAATGTGAGATCACTACTAGAACAGAACACATGTTCAACTCCCAATCTGGCCCTCTCTCGTCTGCTCTACAAGTCGCTTGGGAGGAATCCTGACATTATTAAAGTGCAGAATATCAAATCCACAATTATAACGGATGTGACAGATGACATGTTAGGTTAGTATTGAAACACATTGTGTCTTTATACTTGATCAAATGGTGGGTGGGAGGGCGATGGCAGGGGCTATGTTGTGTTGTCTTGTTTCATATAGTATTGGACGGTCTTTGTGT